ACATCATACTGACTTTTACAGCACTCGGCATACTCATAATCGCATAAAAAGTTTTTAGGTACGTGCCGCCCTCTTTATACGCATCTGTCATTCCTCCTGACAGGCTTTGGGTTGGCAACTGTACCACACAATATTGTGTATTTGAAAAGAACAGGTGTCCCCGGCTACTCAATGTTGTATATGTCACAACATCTTCGTTCATGGTTCCCCTGTACTCTATCGGTGTATCTGTCTGGCAAAAGAAACTGTTCATCGCCTTTCGCAATAATCCTTTGTGGAAGTTTCCTCCGTCTACTCCTCCAACGAAATCCCCTCCCTGGCAAAATGCCACTGTGTCAGCTCCCGATACTTCTAGGAACTGAAT